GTGCAACCCCCCCCCGCCTCCCGCTGAAGTCAACAACAAAGTTGATTCAGTGGGTGCGTACCATCTGGGCATCCAGTACCAATAAAGGGAAAAGATGCTCAGTTGGAACGCAGGCAGGGGGTCCCTGGGAAAGGAAACTCAAGATTGCTCTTGAGTCTCCCGGCCAGGGAAAAGGTGTCTTGAATAACCGAAAGGTTGTCAAAAGGGACTTCCGAGTCTTAATGGAAGCCTTTGTCCTCACTCACGGGTACCCTCAGTCTTGGAAATCAGCAGCACGAGTGGCACGGCAGGTGACCAACTATGTAGTTAACATAGTCCACAATGGTCCCGTTGCTGTGTCAGAGCTCTGTCACGCATGGCGACAAGCTGCCCTTGGTGACAACGGTCCAAAGAAGCATTACAGAGGCAAAGAGTGTGAAGCTCTCTTTGCGGCATCAACCCTCAAGAGGGGTCTCCTATGGAAACTTAATGATGCGGCAAAGGCCACTGCAATCCAAGCTGCTTCAGATCGTTGGCACCAACCCGCCGTTGAGACACCGAAGTGGATACAAGATTCACTTCGGGAGTATATTCTCAACGTCATAGGGCCGGCATGCTTAAAATCCAAGTCTGATCCTCACTATCCACTCCCCAGCTACAACGCCTGCATGGGTTACACGAGAAAGGAGAAGGGAGTCTATCAAGCATTGCTTGATCGTTATCACGGTGATGAAGCACCATGGTTTGAAATAAATCAACCACTGCTTCACCACCCCGAAAACGTACTCCTTCACAACATCCTCCACTCCGATCCAGAGACTGCCCTCTTCAAGGACAGAATCTTGCATGGACCGTCATGTAGACTCAGGGTAGAGTCAGTGTTACCCCCCCAAACATGGGCTAACCTAGCCAATGGGGTACAGCCAGTGTACAGGTGGAGAGTATCGGAGCAGCAGGCGCCCACTACGGGGCGGGGCTATGCCCTTGCCGTAATGGGGGAAACCTCTACTCCTCATCTCTCACCTCTAGCACTAGTAGAGAGTGGTGCAAAAATCCGCGTTGCCACCTTACATGATGCTCCCTCTGTCCATGGAAGTCGTCTCTTAACTGCATCATTCCTTCCCCTATTAAAGGGACTGAAATGTACAGGAGACATCCTCAATGGAAGAGAGATAAAGCTCAACGCTAACCACACGGAAGCGAAACTATACTCTGCTGATCTCTCAGCAGCAACAGACTTCATCCACCATGATCTCGCCCGACAGTGTTGGACACTGTGGTGTAAGTCCCAAGGGACTGACATGCGATTACATGACATGGGATGGAGACTGCTTGGACCTCACTGGAACACAGAGAGTCAAAAGATGACATCTCGTGGTATCCATATGGGTGAGGGCATCAGCTGGCCAATACTTTGCCTCATCAACGGATGGGCGGCTTGGCAGGCTGGTGCAACCAAAGATAGTTACGCAATATGTGGAGACGACCTCATCGGGTTTTGGAGTCGGAAGACAGCAGATCGGTATGAAGCCAATCTCGAAGCTGCCGGACTTGTCATAAACAAGTCCAAGTCCTTCTTCGCACCCAAAGGGGTCTTCTGCGAGCGCATCGTGCAAGT